CTACCCCGGCAATGGAGGTCTGGATGGTTTCGGTTGGGGCAGGCATTAGTATTGTACTCGTTTGCCGTTGAAGGTAAGAATGCGGTCCAGGCGGACCGAGCGGATGCCCCTGGCGGAGTGGAATTCTCCCTGAGCTTTGTCACCGCCGAGGGCGCGGTCCGCGAAATCAAGCGGGCCATCAAGGGCACCAAGGATAAGTACAAATCCAGCCGTGGCACTGGGCCTGCGGCAAACAAGGGCATCTACTCCCTTAAAGACAACTACATCCTGCTGGTGCGTGACCTGGACGTTGCCAACGACCCCCGCTCCAAAGACGAGGGCATCCGCTCGGTCCGCCTGGACCGCATTCTTACCTTCAACGGCAAACGAGTACAATACTAATGCCTGCACCAACCGAAACCATCCAGACCTCCATTGGCGAGGTAGAGCAATACAAGGAAGCCATCATCTTGTGGGGCAATGAGCGCCGCGCATTTGCTGCTGGCGACCGCCCCGTGCGCAAAGAGACTGGCAAGCCGACCAAGGCCCAGCCGTGGGCGCTCTGGTACAAAGACTCCAGCAACCTGGAGCCATACGAGATTCTGGAGGTGTTGACCAACAACAACATCAACCCCGGCATCCTCAACACCATCGTTGATTTTGTGATTGGCGACGGCCTGCGAGCATACCGCGAGGAGATCGTGGATGGCAAAAAGACCTTGCAGCTCGTTGACCTTCAGCGGGAGTTTGCCGAAATCTACGACTTCATGGAGCGCAGCAACATCAATACCGTGATGCGCAACGCAGCCACCGATGCTGCCTACTTCGGGAACCTGTTCCTTCAGGCCATCCACACCCGTGGGGGCGGCAAAGTCCACCAGCTCAACCACCAGGATGCCAGCACCATGCGCTGCGAGCAGATGCAGGCGGGCAAAGTCAACGGCTTCTACTACTCGCCGGACTGGACGCAGTATAAAAGCTACAGCGAGAAGAAAGGCGACGCCTCGCCCGTGCAGCGCATTCAGGCATTTGACCAGGCGCTCTTCAAGCCTGAGACCAACCCAAGCGCCGCGAGCATCATCCAGAGCAAGCGCTATCTGCCTGGGCATCCGTACTACAGCCTGCCTGTTTGGTATGGGGCCTTCAACTGGATCAGGCTCGCCAACGAAATCCCAACGTGGCACCTGAATGGCATCCGCAACGGATACCACATTAAGTACCAGGTGGAAGTGAATGAGGCCGTGCTGGCCAATGCGGGCAGTAGCGCTGCCGACAAAGAAAAGCTGAAGCAGGAGATCCGCACCATGATGGATACCTACCTGGCCGGAAGCGAGAACTCCCAAAAGACCTTTCTGAGTTGGGTACCGTCTGGCCTCTGGGAAAAGGGCCTGATTCGCATCACGCCGATTGGCGGAGAACTCAACGACGAGGCTTTCACGGCGCTCTTTGAGCAGAGCAACATGGCCATGACATCCGCCCACGGGCTGGACCCCACGCTGGCAGGCGTGGAGACTGCGGGAAAGCTCTCCTCCGGCAGCGAGAAGCGCATTGCCTACGAAATCTACCTTTCGCTGAAGACCAAAGGCCCGCGCGAGCTGCTGCTCACGCCGTGGCGCAACGTCTGCAAAGTGAACGGCTACGACCCTACGCTTCGCTGGGGCTTCGAGAACACCAAGATCACCACCCTGGATCAGAATCCCACCGGCAGCCAGGCCGTAATTGCCTAACCCATGCTTGTACGCGACATTGACACCATACGCACCATTGAGCCGGTCAACCGGAACATTGAGTATGCCACTCTCCAACCCTTTCTGGAGCAGGCGGAGTACAAGTACATCATCACTCCGGTGCTGGGCAAAGACCAATACGATGCGCTGGATGCAGCCATCACCGCTGATGACCTGACCGCTGCCCAAACCGCCCTGCTGGCGATGGTGCGCAAGGCCATTGTCTTCTACGCCCTGTATGAAGCCGTGCCCCGTATCCAGGTGATGGTGAGCGACATGGGCGTAGTGGAACCCACCGCCGAGCGCGTGGCGCAAGCCCCGCAGTGGAAGACCAGCGAACTCCGCGCCAGCTACTGGAGCAATGCCCAAACCTACCGCCAGGCAACGCAGGAGCTGCTGCAAGATGCGCAGGGGGATTACCCGCTGTGGGTGGGCAGCCGTGCCTACACCGTTTTCAACGGCCTGTTTCTGCGCACCGCCCGCGAACTGGCCGACGTCATCGGCATGAGCGAAGACATCGCCAGCTTTGTGGCCATGCGTCCCGCCATTGAGCGCAGCGAGGAGAGCTACCTGCGCGGCGTCCTCAGCCAGCCCTTCATGGTGGGCCTGAAGGAGAATATGGCCGCTGACGACCTTTCGGAGAAAGAAGCCGTGGTGGTGGACTATGCCCGCAAGGCCGTGGGGCATTACGCCCTGTACGAGGCCATCCCCATGCTCACATTGGCAATGCGCGAAGGCGTGATCCAGGCCGTGAGCAACAACGCCGCAGGCCTGAAGCTCTACCAACCCCTGAGCGATGCCCAACGGCTGGAGCTGCGCCAAAAGGCCGAGCGCGATGGGCGGGCCTACCTCACCTCCCTCAAGGAATACGTCGAAGACAACGCCGACGATTTCCCCACCTACAAATCCTCAACCGCCTACATCGGCGCTACCCCATACCAGCCCCTGCCAGACCAGTACGGGCGCCAATCATTCATGCTATGATGAAGACTCGATTTCTGTTGATGGTGTTATTTGCGACGGTAATGCTGCTGCATTCATGCAGCGGCATCTGCCGTGCCTGCCTCAAACGCTACGCACACCGGACTAACTTAGACCCGGACACCATCACCCTGCATAAATCCGATACCGTGCGCTTTGAGCGTGTGGTGGAGATCAAGGTGCCGGGGGATACCATTCTGCGGTATATCACCATCCCCGCCAACGACAGCACTACCACCATCTACACCGAGGATAGCGCCCTGAGCGTAACCATCGGGCGGGTGGACAGCCAGTTGCTGATCTCGGCCATCCGGCAGCCGCAGACGGTGCAGGAGGTGGTGCGGTGGGACACCATTGTGCAATGGCGGGACACCGTGATCTGCCCCCCGCAGCTCTACCTCGATGATCCTCCCGCCAAAGGCGACTTCCTTGACAAGCTGCCGCCGAGTGCCATCTGGTTTCTGTTCTTCGGTTGCTTTGTTGGCGGCATGCTCTTCCGGCAATTCATGTATAAATTCCCTTTGTAGGCATGAAAACCATCACCTTCAACGAACACAGTTTCCAGCTCCCGCAAAGCTGGGACGAATGCAACAACCCCCAGGCGGTGAGCGTCTCCGGCTATGCCATGGTTGACACTGCCGCCATGCGGTTTCTGGCTTTTAAGGCCCTGTGCCCGCCAAAGCTGCAAGACCATGTGCAACACCTCAGCGCAGGGCAGGCCGCCGACGTACTGCCCTGCATGGATTGGCTGTATAACAGCTATCCCACCCGCGCCATAGACTGGGAGCCTGCCCAGCCGTCACGCTGGAAGTGGTGGCTGCCCGTGCCCGAAGCCGTGTATATGCCCACTGGGGTAGGGGATCAGATGGTGATGGTGGAGTTCACCTTTGCCGATGACCTCTTCCGCCTGGCGCACGTGAGCGACGTAGCCCTTGCCCGCTTTGTGGCCGTGCTGTGCCGCCCGCAAAAGCGCCACTACGACCCAACGGCCCACGACTACGATGGCGACCGCCGCCACCGCTTCAACTCCGCCCTGATTGACATCCAGGCAGAGCACCTGATGCGCCATGTGCCCGCCCGCTACCTTTGCTATGTGTATCTCTGGTTTATCGGCTTCAAGTATGCACTGGCCGAGCGCTACAAGCCGCTCTTTCGCGTGCCAGATGAGAATGATGCTAAACAACCGGAGGCCGCGCCCAAGATCCCGCGATTTGGCTGGGTAGGGATCATGTTTGACATCGCCGATGGCGGTGCCTTTGGCACCGAGCAAGAGGTGCAGTATAGCTACATCCACGATGTATTTACCTACCTCAGCAAGAAAAAGTATTTCCAGCAACCCGCTCAACCCACCGAGGCATGACCTACCCAGAGCTTTACCGCACCTTCTTTGAATCCCTCTTCGCCGACATGGTGGTGAGCGACGCCGTGTATCCGGACCTTGCGTTGGCGCAGTGCTGGTATGGCGAGGGCCGCCAGGTGCTGGGCAAGCAACGCAGCAGCGCCGAGTACCCCGTGCTGTGGGTAGAGCGGGCAGACTACGAGTACCCGTATCGCGGCGGGAACCAGCCCTTTACCAAAACCGTGGTAGGCGCATTTATGGTGCTGATGAATAGTAAGCCCGATGATTCCGCGCTACAGAACCTGAATGATGATAAGTGCCTGCGCCTGTGCGAGTATGTGCTCAAGGACATGCTCACCAAGCTCTCGCCCGCCATCTCCTCCGGCGACCTCGTAGGGGCTACCTTCCAGCTGGGCAGCATCGTCGCTGCCGAGGCTGTGGCCAGCACCACCACCGACAACCTCAATGGCCGCCGTGTGACCTTCACCATTCGCGGCATTCAAATCCCTAACCTTTGCTGCTGATATGGGCGCCAACATTACTTTTCAAAAAGCCCCTGCGGGCGTGATCCCTTCCGGCAGCCCTATCTGGTATCAAATTGGGCTGACGGACGATTGGGTTGATGAAGTGCCAGGGGGGCAAAGCTCCCAGCTAAATTTAAATGTTGCGAATCCTGCGTTTACTTTTGACCCAGGAGATCAACTTGTAATTTATTTAGGCCCAGAGACAGTTACATTTGTAGCTGACTCAACGCAGGCAGATATAAACTATCTTCCTTCATTGACAACATCTGGCAGCCGAACAGCATGGATTATAGCACTACGAGCTGCATTAACAGCGAACTATACCATTCAGAAATATTTAGCGAACGTAATAGGAGGGCTTACGATCTATGATTGTGCATTGCCTCTAAATGAAGCATGCGCTGCTCCTACGTCTTCTGATTTGCCGGGGATGGTTGTGACAACAATCCCCCTAAGCGCCCCTGGGCTTCCAGAAGCCTATCACGTAGCTATGACCGTGGCGCTCATCACCGATACCCAAACCATCCCCTGCGGCGAGGTAAAGGCCTACCCCTGCAAGACAGATGAGTATGTGACCATCAACCTCCGGGATATTGTGCATGGTAAGCTGCCCAGAGAGCCATTTAGCGATGGCTATTACCTGATGGCGGAGTCTATTGCTACGCTCCTGGTGCGGGCCACCAATGCCCGGATGACCGTGAATGCGCCCTTTCACCTCAACTACCGGGAGATCCAAACCCACGATGATGCATCCGTGATCGGGGGCGAGCTTGCGCAGGAAGTCTTCCAGGACGATGGCACCAGCGACTTCTGGAGTGCAGGGCAACTGCTGCAAAAGTGGCTGACCCAGCAACCGCTTACCCGCTACGTGACCCGCAAAATGCGGATGCAGCACCAGTTTATCTCGCTGGATGATGACATTGAAGTATGGTTTGAAGGTATCCCGGATGACCGCCCGGTAGAGCCAGACGATGTGCAGATTGTTGCCAGTTTATCGGGGGTATTAGGGGCCGGGCGAATCAGAATTGCAACGGGCTACCCTGACATAGAAGCCTATGCCGGCACGCCGCCGCCCTTAGACTGGCTCGGCTATAAAATCCGGGTGCAGCGCTATGCAAGCGGGACGCTGGCCGCCCCGGAACTCACCTTTATGTTCCGCGAACCCTGCGCAGGTGCCCGTGTGCTCCAGTTCCGCAACAGCCTGGAGGCGTTTGATACCGTCCTCTTCACCAGCCCTGCCGAGTATGGGCTGGATATTGGCAAAGAAGTGTATGTAACCGGGAGCCTGGATCATGCCCCACAGGGCGACACCGCCCGCTTTGCGCCCCGCGACCAGTTGGGCGTAGCCCAGGTGCAGACAACCGAGAGCATCACCGTCCGCTCCGAGTTCCTGAATGAGGAGCAGATGAAGTGGCTGCGCGAGCTGCTGGCCAGCGATGAGGTCTATGAGGATTATTACGCCCAGTGGCAGGAGGCTGGGGGAGGGGATGAGTGGTATCCCAACAACCTGCGCCCGGTGATCATCCGCCCGGGTAGCATAAAGTGGTACACCGAGCAGGCCGCCACCACGCTCTACCAACTGGAGCTGACGTATGAGTACAGCGGCTACACCAACCAACACTACCGCAGATGATCCAGATCCGCATAGATGCCACGGGCAAGTTTCTGGACCTGCCCCCGGCCTTTGGCCTCAAGCTCAGCACCGAGGGGGCGCTCTTTCGCAAGAGCGTGACCGCCAAGACCTACAGCTACCCCGTGTCCGTGATTTGGACCCGCGCCAACCTCGATGCCCTGGGCTATAGCCACCTGCCCCAGCTCCATGTCACCGACAACACCGTAAGCTGGGCCGTGACCGTGATGCAGGATGGCGTGGAAGACTTCAAGGCCACCATGAAGGTGCAGCGCTTCCGCGACACCGGGGTGGAGCTGTACCTGCTCCGCGAGGAGCTGCCCGCCTCCATCCTGGACACCCGCCTGCGCGACGTGGACCTGGGTGGCGATCGCGTGATTGTGCCTACGTTGGCAGCCTCTATGCGGGACCACGCCATGAGCATCCTCGATGCCGATGCCAACGGCGAGGACTATTGCTTCGGCCCCATCGAAAACCCGGACTTCTACCAAAACGGCATCACCTATTACGGCGTGGTGAACATGTGGAAGACCGGCAGCGGGGCAACCTACGGATACCTCGATAACCCCACCGAGTCGTGGATCTTCACCGGGCCAGATGCTACCCTGTTTCAGGACCCTGCCACCGTGCCCACCTACTCGCCGTTTGTGCCTTTCCCCTTCCTGCTCTATGTGCTGCGCAAGATCGCAGAGCAATTCAGGCTCAGCCTCGGCGGCGATTTTGTCACAGAGCCAGGCGTGGAGCAACTGGTGATCTACAACACCTATGCGCTGGACCTGATAGAGGAGAAATACTCTGCCACCTACAGCAGCGACTATTACGTTAACCTGGGCAACGCCAACATCAACCTGCAAAACCATGTGCCGGACATCACCGTGGGCGAGTTTTTGCAGGCGCTGGGCACCTTTCTCAACCTCAACGTCGATATCGGCGCATCCTCCCTCCGCATTGATATCCTCGATACCATTGCCCGCTCCCCGGCAGAAGAAGATCTCACGCCCTACCTCAGCGCAGGCTACGAAGGCCTGCCCGGCACAGGCACCGGCACGGGCGTAGCCCTCACCACCGCCCTCGATGCCAACGACGCCTGGGCACAGAAGTACGCAGGCGTCGTAGTCGGCGACGAGGTGGTGGCCGACTACGCAGATCCAGACTTTGTGACCATTACCGGAGACGAGGCCCAGTACAACGCCGTGGCAGGGGAGGAAACCCCCGATTTCAGCAGCTTCCCTGCGGAGCTGAAGCTGGGCGACGGCGGGCTGGTGCTCAAAGAATCTGGCGCTGGCACGCTGGCAACCTACCTTTGGAGCTATGTGCTGCCCATCAACACTGCCTTCCCGCTGGGGCCGCTCTATCGCTACGTGATGCCCCGCGCCGAGCAGCCCGGCAATAGCCCGGCATACCCGCAAATTGCCAGCAACAACGACTTCTCCCTGCGGTTTTTGCTCTACTGCAAAGAGCAGAAGATCATGCCCACCACCTTTATGCCCTTCGAGACCGGGCCGCTCCTCACCAGCGTGGGCTATGACCGCGATGGCTATGCCTGCTCCCGCTTCCAGCTCAAGCTATTGGGCGAGACCAACGTCTATTCTAACCTGACGGCAGGCTATACGACCCTGCCCGCGCTCTACCCCAAGTGGCACCGCCGCTGGGCCGAGCTGCTGCGCGGCAAGCGCACCTACACCTTCCCGCTGCGGCTCACCCGCCAGCAGCTCAAGGACCTGGACACACGCAAAAAATACCGGATCGGGCAGAGGCTCTACCTGATCCGGCTCATTGAGGCCACGCAAACCCATGCAGGGCTACGCGAAGTGAAGGTTACAGTGGTGCAGGTGGGGTAAGGGGAAAGCCTGTTTTATGCTTGAAAGGCTTGCACTTCATCACAAATGGCAGTGAAATTTCTGTCTACCCATGCAAGTATTTCGTCATCTGAAATACTTTGCCCCCAGTTTTGGCCTTGCTGGGGTTGGGAGACCCGGTCATCCGGCAGTCCTGCCATCATTCGCGCAGCGGCTGCGGCAAGCAAGCCCGATTGCTGGGCAGTATCAAAGTTGCTAAAGCGCGAAACAATGATAATAGCTCCAGCAGCAGGAGGATTTTCCGCTGTTGCCGTCAAAACTGCGGACTGCGCGCGATTGATTACGCAAATGTGAAGGATGCGCCAAAGTGTCCAGTCTGCCGCAGCAAGGGCGCGGGTAGCAATGTGATTCATATTTTTGTGACTTTAAGAGACCCAAGGCCAACAGTCGCGGCCACTGCCAGCGAGTTTAGCTGTAAATAGAAAGTAGCAGTTGAGGGAACGTTTATTACAAATTTCGCCGTGACGAAATATTGAAATCCTGAGGAGACGGCTAAGCGAATAACTTGCTGGTTTGATCCAGAAAGGAATGTAGCAGCCCCTGAGATCAGCTGTAATGTTGTTCTCAGGCTAGCGGTTGCGCCTGCACTCGGGAGCCATCCGATATAAGCATCCACTTCATAGGTGCCCACAGGTAGTGTTATATCCGTTGTAGCGATAGATGGCGCCAAGGTGTTTTCGACAACCGTGGCTCCAGACAATAGAACGGTATAGAATCCATTGCTCGCTACTGATGCAGATGGGAGAGTGACAAAGTAAACGAGTTTCCCCGCACCTGAAGGCGTTGACCAACCCACCGCATAATCTGTTCCGCTGGTCTTTGCCAACACCTGTCCGGTGGTGCCGCCTGAAGGTAGCAGGCGCAATACAACAGCGGCAAGCACATCGGTAGCGAAGTCCCGCCACGTCTTGAGGCCAGACCAGTACTTTGTGACCACGTCGCCTGTAATAGGCGCTTCATAATCCGTCCCCGCCGTAGCGGTGGTTACTGTGCTACCATTGCCTTTCAGGATTCCGGTCAACGTCGTTGCCGTGGTGGCATCCACAAGGTTTGGCCCATCGGCACCGGGATCGCCTTGTGGCCCCTGCGGGCCTGTTGCGCCTGTATCGCCTTGCGGCCCCTGTGGCCCTGTAGCTCCTGTATCGCCTTGCGGCCCCTGTGGCCCTGTAGCTCCTGTATCGCCCTGCGGCCCTTGTGGACCAGTTGCGCCCGTATCACCCTGCGGTCCTTGCGGACCTGTTGCGCCAGTATCGCCTTGCGGCCCCTGCGGGCCTGTTGCTCCCGTGTCACCTTGCGGCCCCTGCGGGCCTGTTGCGCCAGTGTCGCCTTGCGGGCCTTGTGGCCCTGTTGCGCCAGTGTCGCCTTGTGGTCCCTGTGGGCCTGTTGCTCCCGTGTCACCCTGTGGTCCCTGCGGACCTGTTGCGCCAGTGTCGCCTTGTGGCCCCTGAGGGCCTGTGGCTCCCTGAATCCCCTGGATGCCCTGGATGCCCTGTGGCCCTTGCGGCCCAGTCTCGCCCTGCGGGCCTTCCGGACCTTCTGGCCCTTGCGGGCCCAGCGCCACAGCGCCCGCCAACGTGCCGCGCAACGTCACAGTAGTGATGCGCCCTTTTACCGTTCCTGTGGTGATTCTCAGCTTCATGGCACGATCTGTTTGCGGATGATACATTTGCCCTGACGGAACTCATGCACGATGCCCGTGGGGCTAACGGCGTTGATGGCCCACTCCTGGGAGCCAACCACAAAGGGGCTGCTGGCCGTGATCGTGTCCGTGAGCGTGATCCGCTGTTTGGTGGTAGTCACCACCTCGGCCTCTGGGAACTCATACAGCACCGTGCCCGTTTTTGGGTCCACGATGGCACCGGGGAAGGTATAGCCGGTCAGGTCCAGCAGCGTGCCGTTGTCGTCTTCCAGCTCCAGGTCGAGGACAACCGTGGTGCCCTTGCGGATTTCGAGGTCCAGGCATTCGCCTGTGAAGGAGAGGGTCTGTGTCATCTGCGTTACTTTTGCACAAAAGTAACGAGTTCGCATTTTACGAACACCATAAAAACCAGCACGTTGCATTTGTGGGGTATGTGTATGGGCGCAATTGCGCAACCTTTGTGCATCGTTCTTTATCTCTCAGGCCGCGATGTGCGGCGCGGGTTTAAGCCTTTACCCAAAGTCTTATGATAGTAGAAAATCCCCCGCGTGGCTGCCACACGTGCCCTGCATCAAAAAGGGGCAGATGTCACGGTTAACCTTCTGCCCCTTGTTTTTCCGGCTGCTCAGACCTTATAGGTCTCGAATCAACCCCTATCCAGACCTATAACGTCTCCCCACCCAACAACCCCCATCTCGCAAATGGCCCATCCACTTCCTGCCCGCCTGTGGTGCTTTCACTGCTGCCACGAATGGGACACCCCCGATGCCCACCAGCCGCAGTGCTGCCCCAACTGCCTGGAGACCCCGCGCCGGGTCTACCAGGTAGGCAGCACCCTGCACGCCTACGCCTACATGGAGAAGCAGCAGATCCTCAACCCGCCTGTGGTGCTGTGCCTGCGCGAGCTGCTGCACACCCCCTATGCCGTGCAGGAAGACCAGGCCGACGAGGTGCTGGCCGTGGTGCTGCCGCTGGTGCAGGCAGGCAAAGAAGTGCAGCTTCAGGTGCGCAATCTGCACGCCCTCAAACATGCGCTGCTGTACCGGCTGCTGCTGGACCTCAAAGCCCACGGGCTGGGCGGCAGCGTAAAATGGGTGGATATTATCCGGGTGCCCGCCTGGCAGACCATGTTGCACCAGGTCATGACAGAGATTTACGTGAAGAAAGCCGCTTGATATAAATCATATCGCAATTGCGTAATAAGTTGTTTATTGGCAGCCCTTAGCTTGCACATTCCAAAACAACTTTTTTACATGTATTCACCAATCACACAGTCCAGCGTGAAGCTGGAAGCCGGAGCCAAGAAGCTCACCGTTGTGTTGGGCAAGACCGCCCGCGCGGTTGCCTACTTCTCCACCAAGCCAGGCTGCATTGCAGCCACCGGCGCAACCGAAACAGAGGCCCTGGTCAACCTGCAACAGCAGATCAGGCGAAAAAAGGGGTGAAAATAGGGGCAAGATAGTAAATAAGTTTGCGCAATTGCGAATAGTTATTTACCTTTGTCCTGTTCCCTGATTCTTTTCACCCGGCTACTTATCCCCCAAAGATAAGCCCTCTTTCTATTGGTCTGAGTAGCCTCCTACGGTGAATCAGGGAACACCCAATTTGAAAGAGGGTTATTTTTATTTCCATTCTGTTATGTGTTTCCAACAGATGTCATTAACCGCATTAAAAGAGGCCAGCGGTGCAAAAAAGGTCTCTTTGCTCACGGTCAAAGGCGGCGTAAAGCTGCTGGCCTACTTCCGCAAAGGCATGATCGTGGTCACCCGCACCACCGAGGCCGAAGCCCAGGAGGCCTTTTGGCAATGTCTCACCCAAAAACAAGCCGCGTGATTATGGCAAACGAATCAAAATTCACCACTGGCCTTGCGGGCTGGGACGTTATAGACGACCATATCGTTGTCTATACAGGCACTAAGTATGCCCCTGCCATCATTGCCCGCTTCGAGCAGCCAAAAGCTGAAGCAGACGCTGCCCTTTTAGTTGCAGCCCACCGCACCGCCCAAACGCTGGAGGGCTTCGGTTACGATCCCATCCGGCTCATTGCCGATCTGCCCAAGGTCATCAACATGATCATCTGGGATAGAAGCTATGTCCTCCCGTTCGATGGTGTAGATTCCAGTAAATTTGAGTCAATGTTGTATGATTTCTTTATGGAACATTGCCTCAAGGGCAAGTGGAAATGGATGCCCGGCCATCACTTTGTGCGCCCGGAGTTCCCAAAAAATCAGCGGGAAGAGTATATCAAAGATGCGGAAGGGAAAACCTCTGCCTTTGATGTATGGGATGAATACATGGAAGACCTGGATACAGGCAAATGGCTCAAGATCACCCGCCGCAGCTTTGCCTTTGAGCTGAGCGAGGAAGAACTCGCCACCCTGCAACAGATCCAAGCCCTCGATGCCGCCATTGCCGAGCGCACCATGGAGCGCGACAACCTGCGCCAGCGGCTCTTCGAGCTGACCAATGCGGTTACGCCGACGCTGGAGGAAGGAGGGGAAGGCGTATGAGCCACATCCTTTTTGCGCACAGCTTCCTGAAGGCGCACCCGCGTGCCGGGCAGCCCACCCACTTCGAGGCGCAGATCCTCGATGGCCGCAAGATCCACACCATCCGCCAGGGCAATGCCTGGGAGGTCGGCGACACCTTTGTGCCGCGCCGCTGGTCTGGCGCTCCGTATCGCAGCCCGCAGGTTGCGCTCTGCGAGGAGAAGACCGTGACGGCGGTGTATCCGCTGGAGCTTTGCGGCGCATGGTGGCACCTGGAGCTGCCCGATAACTCCGTGCTTTGCTTCAACCGCGAATCCGAAATGATGGCCTTGCTTGCCAAAAACGACGGCCTGAGCGTAGAAGATTTCATGGCCTGGTTTCCGGAGGATTTTGAAGGCCAGATCATCTGCTGGACTGGCAGGCCCTATGATCATCTGGTTGATGTTCATGGCCGCCCCGATAGATCGATCGATGTGTATGGGCGACCTGCAACGGTTATATAGGTAAACCCGTCAGGTCTCGAATAGGATTCTATTCGAGACCTGACGGGTTTAGGTTAGCAGCCACCCCAGCAAGCAATTGCGGGGTTTTTTATGCCCGCATCTGTTCGTAAATCGCGAACATGGCGGTAAAACAGGACAGCGTACAAGTCAAGCTCAGCATCGACGGCAAGCAGGCCGGGCAGACGCTGAATGAAATGCAAAAGGAGGTCAAGAACCTCTCGAAAGAATTGGGCCGTCTGTCGCCCAACACCGAGGCATTCAAAAACAAACTGAATGAACTCAACGCCGCGAAGGGCAAGCTCAGCGGCGTGCGCGACGAGATCAACGGCGTGGAGAAGGGACTGAAGGGCATGCTCTCCAGCGCCAAAAGCAGCATTGCGGGCATGGCTCCGCTGGGCGCTGCGGCTTTGGGCGCATTTGCCGTTGATCAGATTGTGCAGTTTGGCGTGGGGTCGGTAAAAGCCTTCAACGAGGCCGCAAACGCAGCCTTCCAAATGCGCAACGCCTTTGTGACATTGGGCGGCGAGAGCGAAGAGGCGCTGCAACGCCTCATGGATCAGGCCGATGCGCTGGAGCTGTCAACCTATGGCGCAAGCGCCGAGCAGATCATGGGCCTCCAGACCCAGCTCAAACTCTTTGACCTCACCGCCGAGGAGATCGAGTTGCTCACGCCCAAGATCATGGACTACGCCAGCGTCACGGGCAAGGACCTGGCCACCGCCACCGGCGACGTAACCAACGCGCTCCTGGGCAAGACCAAAGCCCTGACCGAGGTCGGCATCCGGCTGGATAAAACCAGCGTCTCGATCGGCGATGTCAGCGACGGGCTGGATAAATTTAAGGGCAGCGCCACCGCCGCGCTCGATGTGGGCACCAACAAATTTGAGTTGCTGGCCGACCGCTGGGGCATGGTTGAGGAGACCGTGGGCGAAGGCCTGGTGTGGCTCGGCAATAAGCTCTGGGAGTTTGGCAGCGCAGTGGTAGATGCCTATCAGCGGGTGACTGCCGCAGGCGTGGCCCTGCGCTATTCCCTCATAGAGCAATGGGCGCAACTGAGCGAGACCGCCAGCGGCGTCTTTGCCGGGCTGAAGGAGATCATCACCGCGCCCTTCACGGATGGCACCGTAGAGGGTGGCTACAAGAAAATGCAGGATGCCCTGCTCCGCGACACCAAGCCCTTTGGGCAGAAGTTCGCAGACAACTTCAACAAAGCCATGGCCGAGGCCACCAAGCCCGATGCAGGCGACGCCGAGATCCGCAAGAAGATCGTGGATCGGGTGATTCCCAAAGCCACCGACGACGCCACGGTGCAGGCCATTGAGAACTTTGCGAACGGAAGCCTTGCCCAGCTCAAAAAGCTCCTCGGCGATGTGAACAAACAGATGGAAGGCACCGCAGATGCCGCCCAACTGGCAACGCTGGTGGATCAGGAGCGCACCATTAAGGCCGGGATCACGGCCATTGAGCAGCAGCTCGCAGACCTGCGCGGCGAGAACCTTAGCCTCAAAGACCTGGGGATGGATTTCGGCCTCAGCGACGAGGAGATAGACGCCATGCTGGCCACCAACGCCGAGTTTCAGGAGGAGATCACCGCCACCGACGTAGCCGAGGCCCAGCACCGCCAGGACCTGCTCACCGAGGCCATGGCCAGCGCGGCCCAAACCCGCACCGACATTGCCCAGGAGGAAGCCGAGAAGCAAAAGCAGATCAACCAGGCCATTTTCGAGGGCGTGATCTCCGTTGCCAATGAGGCGCTCTCTGCCCTGAGCGAACTCAGCGACCGCCGCGCCGAAAAGGAGATCCGCAACGCCGAGATTGTCCGCGATGCCACCGTCACCCAGCTGGATCAGCAGCTCAAGCGCCGCGAGATCAGCCAGGCGGCCTATGACAAACGCCGCGAAGCAGCAGAAGCCGCTCTCGCCCGCCGCGCCGAGGAGGCCCGCCGCAAAGCTGCCCGTCAACAAAAGGCCATTGCCCTGGCGCAGACCATCATCAACACCGCCGAGGCCGTGACCAAAGCGCTGGCCAGTGCGCCACCGCCTGCCAACTTTATCCTTGCCGCCGCTGCCGGCGTAATGGGCGGCATTCAGGCCGGGCTTATTGCCAGCCAGCCCATCTACCGCAAGGGCGGTGTTGCCAACGGCCCCAGCCACGAGCAGGGCGGCATCAAGATGGTCAATGGCCAGACTGGGCAGGTCGTTGGCGAGATGGAGGGCGGCGAACCGTACATGATCCTGAGCCGCAACACCATGCGCAACAACGGCCCGGTGATCAACAAACTGCTGGAGAGCAGCACCCGCCGAAACGGCGCGCCCATCTTCCAGACCGGGGGCATCTTTGCGCCCTCCGCCGCCAGCGCCGCCGCCCCCGGTGGCAGCGACTCCGCCGTGGTTGCCGAAGTGCGTGCCCTGCGGCAGGACATGAACCGCTGGCAGACCCTCATCCGCGCGTATATCGTCTACGACGACCAGCAAAAAGCCACCGACGACGTAGCCGATATTAAGGCTGCTGCGGGGCGGTGATGCTAAACCTGCCGGGTCTGAGCAAGATTTGTTCGAGACCCGGCAGGTTTTTGTTATTCGCCCAGCCCAAAGCCCTCAAACGCCGCATCCATCTGCGCCTTAGCGCCCTGATCTGTCACGGACATATACAGGTTTATCATGCGGTCGGTGCTGTGGCCCAGCATCGCTTTTATGTAGCGGGTTTGCACACCCCGTTGCATGCAGGTGGTGGCAAAGGTATGCCGGGCCACATGGCAGGTCAGGCGTTTGCGCAGGCCCGCAGCCTCGCCAATGCTTTTGAGGTGCTGGTTTGCCTTCTGGTTGCTCAGGAAGGGCACCGGAACCGGGGCCGAGCGCGGCTCCATATACGCCTGGGCCGTGGCCATAAGCGGGATATTGCAGATTTTCCCGCTGGTGCTGCTGGTCTTCAGCGGCTGGATCACGATCATGTCGCCATGCACATGGTCCCACCGCAGCAAATCAAGGTCGCTGTACCGCAGCCCCGTGAGGCACATAAACAGGAAGCCCCGCAGCACCACCCGCCGCGAGCCTGTGAGGCCGCCGTGGCGCTCCAGGTGCATCAAGCGGTGCAGCTCCGCCTCCGTGAGGAAGGTAGGCGCTTTGGGCTGGTCTTCCACCACCAGCCCCTGCGCCGTCTCCGGCACCCGGATGCCGTGCCGCCTGGCCATCCGGATATATTTTTTGATGACGTTCATCATCTTGCGCCGGGGCGCGGTGCCTTTGTGGCCCTGCCGCTTCTGCTGCCCAGCCAGGGCTTTGTCGAACCGCACCAACATCTCCTGCGTAAGGTCCGCGAACATTAGTCTCTCTGTTCGCAATTCGCGAACAGCAAATTCTTGTAAGCGTCTGCGCGCCAGGTCTTCCACCTTCCATGTGCCTTCTTTCATGGCACCCCTCGCCCTGGCGCTCTCGATCTGTGCCGCCAGAAAGGCCAGGAAGTCATTCCGGTCAAAGTCCGTTGCCATTTCCGCCCGGAACTGCGAAGGGGTAGGCACCCGCTCGCTGCGGGCATAGTCCGCGAGGATATCCGCCGCCCGCGCCCGCTTGCGCAGCAGCAGCCGGTTGTGCGCCTCCGCTTCCGGGTGCGACTTCCGCACCTGCTGCCGGGCAGCGTCCCAGTCTGCCGGCAGCACAGACACGCCCGTAGGCAGCCGCAACGGCGACCCCGCCAGCGACACATACAGCTGCAACGCGCAGCAACCATCCTTTCGGGGCGCATCGCCCCTGAGCGTAATCTTTACCACTGTGCAGGAATTGTGCAAGACCATGCGAAAAAAGCCTGCGAACAGAAGTCTGTGCAGGCTTTTTTCAGTTTTGTGCAAGGCGCTATTGCCTGACAACCAGTTACTTAACCGCCGGGGCGGTTTGGGGTGTGGGAATAAGCGTCCTACACCTTCGGCTGTTTAACTGGCTTAGGCTCAAATGCTTGAGAGTTGGGAAACAGTTCTTTGTGCAGCTTTTGTGCATCGTCGGCGAGCTGGCGCATCTGGTGTACGGCACTGGTAAATGGGCCGTAGAAGTGCGAGAGGGCCGTTTCCGGGTTGTACTCCGGGTGGTAGAGCTGTGCATCTTCGTCGAAGAAGACCTGAAGGTTTACCTCTGGAAAGGCCTTGCAAAATTTTTGGAGCGCGCTCAGCAGCGGCTCATGGCGGTTGTTGACCCAACCGTTGAGCGTCACATAATTGACGCTCATCATTTCGCTGATTTGTTGCCACGAGAGGTCACGCTCAACGCGGACCTGCTCCATGACAAGGCCGAATTGGCCTGCGGGTGTGAAACCTTTTTTCCCCATAGATTCTGCGTTTGCGGCCTCGTGGCCGCGATGTGGATAACTTTGTTTACAAAAGTGAAATCCAAACTTGCGATTCTGATTTCACATCCCTAATCTTGTACTGTGATCCGCTGGTGGTTACAGCGATCCACGCCGCAAACGTACAAAATTAAATTTCACATGCAAAACATGAATGGGGATTTCTTGCTTAAAAAACTCGAAGTATATCCCGACAACACCATCCGGTCGATCAAAAACTGGTATCAGTTTCAGGCCAATGTAACGGAGTCCACAACGCTCCAGCACTTCCGTCGCCCGCTTTCCAGCTGGAAGTCCTGGCAATTCGACATCATCGAATCGCACCCTACGCATCCCCTCAGAGGGCTTCGCCAAGAGTATCAGCCTCAAGCACAAACGGCATGATCTCCCGCTCAACCATTGACAAGGTTGAGGCGCTTGACCTCAGCCAGGTAATTGGGCGGCAAGTGCCGCTCAAACGACACGGGCATGAGGATGAAGGGAATTGCCCCTTCACGAATCATTCCACCAAGGGCGGCTTCTTAGTCAACGACCGCAAGGGCGTGTACAAGTGCTTCAAGTGCGGAGAGGGCGGCAAGTCTGCGGTTCAATTTGTGATGAAGACGCAGAGCCTTTCCTTCCCCGAGGCGGTGATGGCCATTGCCCGCGATCACGGCATTGCGGTGGAGTTTGAGGCCGCCACTAACGGCTACGACCCCGAGAGCTGGAAGAGGAAGCAGGAGGAGCGCGAATCGGTGTTCACCATTCTGGAGCAGGCGCAGCAGGAGTTCCGGCTGCGGATGGCGCTGGAAGAGAACAAGCACGCCGTGGAGTACCTCGAATCCCGTGGATTCTCTGCTGCATCGGTGAACGATTGGGGCTTTGGCTATGCTGGTGGCGCTTCTCACTGGGCCAATAACCCTGCCCTATTCGACGAGGAGCTGTATATGGCCGCTGGCCTGGTGAGCAAGGGCGAGAGCAACTACGACACCTTCATCCGCCGCATTACGCTGCCCCTGCTCGATGACCGGGGCCGGATCTGCGGATTCGCTGGCCGCTCCATGGACCCGCAGCCAAAGGCCAAGTGGATCAACAGCAAGAACAACGACACCTACCAAAAGGGCGCGTTTCTCTTTGGGCTGTTTCAGGCCAAGAAGGCCATCAAATCCGCCAACGGCGTGGTGTATCTCACCGAGGGCTACCCCAATGTGATCCGGGCGCATGAGCAGGGGGTGGAGAATATTGTTGCCGCCAGTGGCACGTCTTTTACCGTGGAACAGGCACGCCTGCTGAAGCACTACGCCAACATTGTGATCTACCTGCCGGACCCAGACAATGCTGGCGAGAAGGCCATGTGGCGACATGTGCCTACGCTCCTGGGCGCGGGCATGGATGTGCGCTTTTGCTTCCCCAACGGCGATACGCCCGCCTGGCAAGGGCTGGACCTGGACGACCTGGGCAAGCTGCTGCAAAAGGAGCAGGTGCTGGATCCAGAAGATGGCACCTACTCCGGTCCGCTGCTGGGCGACCTCGTGAAAAACCATGTGCATTGGCTGGATCACAAGCTGGACGGGATGAAAGACCTGGACCTGACGAATCAGCTCTTTGCCCATGAGTTTATTGCCGATGCCATTGCGGCCATGCCAAGCGACTCTGCCCGCGCTATCTCCATGGACACGGCCCGCAAAGGCGGTGTGAGCAAGATCAAGACGATGGTCAACCACCGGCTGAAGGAGCAGGCACAGGCAGAGAAGGAACTCCGCGCCAAAGACCAGGAGGCCAACGGGGTGCAGATAGATGAGACGGGCTGCTATGCCTGGGATAAGAAAGGCAATAAGCTCCAGGTCACGCATTACCAGATCAAGCTCCGCTACCAACTGCCCAAGGCCGAGGACCGCAACGACAGCGAATGGGTGTTGCAGGCATGGACGCCGGAGCGGGTTGTCCACATCCGTGTGGATAACGCCACCCTCAGCAGCGCCCGCAGCTTTATGTCAGTGTTCCGCAACCACCGCATTGAGATGACGATAGACGACACCCAGCTGGGCCGCCTGATCCAGTTCCTGATGAAGGAGGTGAAGGTGGCAGAGAAGGTGGATATCCTCGGATTTCACCCAAAGAGCGAGATCATGTTTTTTGCCAACATGGCCTATGATGTGACCAGGCGCGAGAAGCTCTACCCCAACGAGCTGAGCATCATAGACCACCCTGGCGGTGCGTGCTTCTATATGCCATACTGCGACCCCAAACAGAACCCATCGATCTACAAAAGTTCGTTTGCCTACCGCGACAGCAGCTTCACGCTCACGGAGTTTGCGGGCTACATTGCAGAGCTGTGGGGCGAGAAGGCCATGCTGGTGCTGGGCCTGACCATTGGCGGCATGTTTGCCGATTTCCTTAGCCGGGCAGCCAACCCCATGCAGCCTTTCTTTCCGCTGGGTTTCCTGAAGGGTGCAGGCGGATCGGGGAAATCAACGCTGGCCAAGATGATGAGCTTCTTTTTCACGTCTATGCCGCAGAGCATTGATCTGGGGATGAAGAACACCGAGGCCTCGATGGGCAAGATCATGGCCAGCTTCCGCAACGCCCCGGTGGTGCTCGATGACTACGGCAAAAAGAAGGCAACCATTGATGACCTGAGCGCCTTCTTCAACTCCATCTTCGGGCGGGTGGGCTACTCCAAGACCGACAGCACCGATGTGGAAGAGACCAAGACCTACGACGTGAATGCCTGGGGGCTGGTCACTTCCAACATCAACCCGGTGGATGAGACGGGCGCATTGCAGCAGCGCTTTATCTGGATGAACTTTGACAGCAACGTCCGCACCGCAGAGAGCATGAACCGCTTTGCCCGCCTCACAGAGCTGATCGGCAACCAGAGCCTGACCCCGATCACGCTGGAGCTGCTCAACCACCGCCAGCTGGTGAAGGACAACTTCGGCAAGGAATACGAGGAGCTTACCAAGAAATTCAAGAACGGCACCAAAGACACCGAGGTGCCGGACCGTATCCTGAAGAACTACGCCCTGGCGCTGCTGCCCTTCTACCTGATGCTGAAGCACAGGCTCGTGACCATTGCCGGCATGGATGCCGTGAAGCTGACCAAGATGGCCGAGGAGAATATCATCCGGCAGCACATGGCGCTGATGGGCAAGAGCGTGCTGGCCCAGTTCTGGGAAATTGTGCAGGACAGTGTGGATGCAGGCTACCTCAAGGAAGGCACCCACTACAAGGTGCTGGCGTCGCTCACCGATAAGGCCGGGGGCCAGATCATTGAGGAGCCGGTGCTTTCGTTCCGCTGGCCGAGCTTCTACAATAGCTACCTGATAGCCGCCAAGCGCATGGGCCTGCAAGCCCAGCCAGAGCAAGGGCTGAAATACGAGATGGAACGCCACGGCAGTTGGCTGGATGAGCTGAGCAAATGCAACGCTGAGCGATTCCGCCCCACCGAGGAAGAGAGCAAGGCCGGGAAGAAAGGCGTGACCAGCGCCATCCGGATCAAATACCTGCCTATCCGCCAGGAATTCCTGTGTAACCTGACGGGCACCCAGGACAGCCAGCTGTGAAAAAAAAAATATTTTTTTCACAGCTCAGCGCACACTTTTTAGACCTACAAACCTACAAATGGCCTACAAGAGAGAGTAAGTAGTTGTTAGTTAAGTAGTTAGAGTGTGTAGGTTTGTAGGTTTAGGTGTAGGTCTGTGTAGGTTTGGAGGCCGTTTTGTAGGTCTGGTTTTGCAAAACCCCCTTTTGACCTACAAAACAGCACTTTTACCTACATGAGACCTACAACGTAAAACGCTGTGAATGAAAGCATTAACCCCAAAAACAGGCAGTTTGTAGGTTGTAGGTCACTTTTTTTCGATTCGCTCATCTTTTCACTTACATTTTTCTAATCTCCCGGCACCGGGGCAAACAGCATAACATGCTATGAATAAGCTACTTACCATTTTTACGCCTTGCCTGATCGGCTTCCTCGCCGGGCAAAAATGGCCCAAAGTAGCGCAAACAGCGGATGTTTCAGATTTCATTCTCAAAAACACCCGTTTTGTACCTACAAGAATTTTTTTTTAGTCCAGTCTAAAATCACTCCAAAACTCACCGATATAGGCTAACTTTCATAGAACAATTGTATCCTTCTGAAAGTGTAGCAAAAAAGTGTGTAACAAAACTCCCTCATTTGACATGCGTACCCGCACCCTTTACCTCGCTGTTATCCAGCCCTTGCCCAAGGAACCCGATCAGAAGCGTTTGCCGGGCTATGTGCGCGGTTTCGCCTTCCGTGAGGGCACGCCCCCGGAGGCAATGATCCAATTTGCCGTGTCACAACTGCCCCCTGACCATCACTTTATCCACGACTCTTTTCTGGAGCAGCACGCCAAAGATGCCCTGCGCCAATACGAATCCTCAACCAAGTAACCCATTTCCATTTTTCACTTTTTTCATTTCACGATCATGAGAGCATTTCCTTTTTTCAACCAGTTTGCCCTGGAGGGCTTCCTTTCCCCACTAACCAAAGAGCAGGCTCTGAAGGGCGGCCAGCCCATGCTGGACATTGAGACCCAGCGCCCGCTTGTGCGCTACAAGTTTGAGGTGATCAAAGGCAGCTATGTGGGCCTGCCGCTTAATACGCTGGGGCCAAAGATCTTCAAAGACGCAAAGCTGAAGGGCGTGACTTTTGACGCCAACAACCAGCCTGACCCACAGCAAAAGGTAGTGTGCATTTGCAGCATCGTGGGCAATAAGGATGGCGCAGGCCGGGTGTGGCCCAAGATCCAGCCCATGGAGCTGATGAGCCGCGCCTACTACGAAGAGACCTGGAAGACCTGGACCCCTGTGGCGGAAGATGATTTTGGCGTAGCCGCAAAACCTGTGCAGCCGCAACCCGTTGTAAGTAAGGAGGTTGACCTCCTTTTGTCCCCGAACCCTGCCGCCACCCCGGCAGCAACCACCACCGAAGTGCCCGCTGGATTCTATGCTGTGGAAGACGATCTGCCCTTCTAACCATGAACCTGCAAATCATCATCTCCAACAACCGGGAGAACGCCGCCACCTTCCTGCACCTTGCGCAGGATGGGGCGGTGCCGGTGGGGGAGCCGCTCACGGTGCGGTGGTGCACCAAAGATGGCGAGCTGATCCGCTCCACGGCTGCCCAGGCCATTCAGCGGTTTTGCTACAGCAACCTCGCCGACCTCTCGCAGGGGCTGCTGATCCTGTGGATGGGCACGCCCACCGCCCCCACCTACCTCGATGAGCTGGCCGCCTGGCTGCGCTCCGAAGGGGCCGACCCCCTGAAACCCCTGAGCTTCTATGTGATGGCCCAAAACCTCTAACCCGTTGACCCCTTATGCCTACGACACAAACACGAAGACTATTGACAGTGCAGGTCTATGGCTTCATTGCCAAGGCCTTGAAGAAAAAGTACCCGGCTGGCCTGCGGGCCACCCTCCGCAACGACATTGGGCTGGAGCTGGTGCAGGAGGTGCTGCACATCCAGGCCAGTTGGCGGCTCTTCCCGGAGGCGCCACGGATCACGGGAGCATACTACATGATGCTGTTCTACGCCGAGCTGACCGCCTGGGTAGATGCGCACCGCAAGCTGGGCCACACCATCCACGAGGCGCTGCTTTCCTTTATGGACTACAAAGGCATCACCGAAGACGACCTGAGCCTGAAGGCATTAACCAAGATGTACGACCGCCATAGAACCGATAACCATGAATCCTGACCTCCTTTTCCTGCTGATTGTGGCCCCCATCGTGGGGGCTATGATCTATGTGGCGCGCAGACTGCTGATCCGCCGCGACTTTGGCAAGAACCGCCCACCGATTCCGGGCTATAAGCGATTTAAGTATCGCAAATAGTTGCGCAATTGCGAAACGTTCTATACCTTTGCCCTCGCTACCAAGTTCTAACCCAACTACCTGCGAGGTGCTAAAGCCAATTTAGCCCCTCCGTTCGGTCTTGTTATCCTCGCAGGAGGAACTTGGTAGCCCCGAATCAGGAGGGGTTTATTGTTTACTTTCGAAGTATGGCTACCAAGAATTTATCAACCAACGAAGCGCATGATGCGCTGCTCACCCGTACCGATGTAGAATCGGTGAAGATCATAGGCAAACCTGCGCGGCGCAATAGCCCGGCACGGGTGCGCATTGTGGTGTACCGCAAAGACCTGCCGCCGCTGGCCCGCACAGCCCCCACCACCGATGCCGCAATGCTGGCAGTGTATATGGGTATCACCTTCAACGGCCTGGCGATATGAACCCCAACGACCTGCCCGCTATCTTTGTCTGCCTGGTGATCATCCGCGTGTGGTGGGTGGTGACACGCAAAGACAACCGCCGCGCCGGATAAGTCCCTATCTTTGCTCCCGGCTTTTCCCTTTGGGAAGAGATTCCATAGGTTTCGGACGCTGCACCACAAGCAGCGTCCTTTTTTTGTGCGTTTGCATTTGTGGGGTGTCTGTTCTCGGTTCGCGAACCGTACTTTGAACCAAAATTCGACCACCCCGTCTATGAGCACTGCACTGAAACAAACCCCAGAACGCCGGCACGTTTCCACGGAGCCTGTTTTCAAGCAGCGTTTCAGTGTGGTGCGCGTAGATCACCAATTGGCCGAGGGCACAGAAGCCCCGGCTACTGGTGACATCCTGAAGGACGTGGTGGTGGTGCAGGCCGGAGAGGCCAAAGGCCACGGCGTGTTTCTGGAGCAGGCCTTTGTGGACAAAATCGTGGAGCTGGGCAATGCCAGCCCCACCGGGATCAAAGCCCGCTTTGACCACCCTGGCCGCTGCGAGACCGAATTCGGGTGGCAAATTGGCACCCTGCACAACTTCCGGGTAGAGGACGACCGCGCCATTGCAGACCTGCACCTGAGCGAGTCGGCAAAGAAAAGCCCCCACGGCGACCTACATGCCTACATCCTTGCGGCTGCTGCGGAGCATCCTGATAAGTTTGGGAACTCCATTGTCTTCGATCAGGGCGAGACCTACACCTATGCCCCCGATGGCACCCGCGTGACCGAAGATGACTACTACAATGAGAAGCGCGATTGGGTTGCCGGAGATTGGTATGTGATGCCCGCCGCCCTCCATGCCTGCGATGTGGTGGATGAACCCGCTGCAACGAGTGGCTTCTTTTCGCGCATGTTCTCGCAGGCGTGGGCCAAACCGCTGGCCAGCCTGCTCAAACTGCCGGAGGTGGAAGCCTTCGCGAAGCAGTTCCCCAAAGTGTATAAAGGACTTTATTCCACACAAAATATGAAGACCAAAAAATTCGACATCGGCGCTGTCACCGATACCGGTGCCCGCCTGGTGGTTGTCACCGATGCGGAGCAGATCGCCCCCGGCGATGCCGTGAATGTGGTGGCCGAAGACGGCACCGTCACCCAAGCGCCTCCCGGCCCGCACCTGATCGTGGAGTCTGACTCTGGCCAGACCGGTACCATCGTGGTGGACGACATGGGCGTGATCCAGGAGATGACCGATGGCCTTGCTGCCACCGAAGATCCTGCCGCTGCCCCCGGTGGCGACGGCGAAGAGAAGACCGGCGATGTGGCCGCGCTCTCTGCCCAGATCCGCGACCTGCGCACCCAGTTGGCCGCCAAAGATGCTGCCTTTGAGCAGCGCCTCGCCGCCATCGAAAAAGGCCAGACGACCTTTGGCAACCAGCTCAAGTCGCTGTTCACCCGCCTGAAAATTGTGGAAGCCCAGCCTGCTGGCACGCCACTGCCTGGCGCTGGAAGCGATGCAAGAGGCGCTGGCAAATTCACGTCCCTGATGGATAACCCCTGGAACCAGGATGCAGAGAAACTCTTGGGCTAATCTGCCAAACAATTTTTCAATCAATTTACAACCCATAAACATACTCTGTCATGGCAGAATCTCTTGACGTATCCGCCTTGAATACCGCGTTGGGCGAATACGCCCGCGAACAAAAGGAAGCCCTCTTTCTCGGCATTCTCAATGGCGACGACATCCTGGCCAACCGTATGCTGGTGCCCATGGAGGCCAAAAGCGAAGTGCCCCTGCCCCGCATGGACATTAGCGCGTTCCTGAAACCCCGTGTTGATGAGACCTTCTCTGGCACCACGGGCGCTCTGGACTTTGACGCGCGTATCCTGAAAGTGCGCAAGATCAAAGGTGATCTGAAGATCATCCCCGACACCATGCGCGACAGCTGGTTGCAGTTACTGGCCACCAACAAGATCAAGCCCGGCGAGCTGCCCTTCGAGCAGTTCATCCTGGATGCGATTGTGAAGGGTGCCAACCGCGACATCGTGGAGAACGCCCTGTTCAAAGGCACCTACAACGATGCTGGCACTACGCCTGCGGCCACCCTCACGGGCTTCCTTGTCACGGCTCTGGCCGATGTGCCTACGGGCTACAAGTATGATGTGGCTGCGGCACTGAGCAGCGCCAACATCATCGATGCCATGGATGCCACGTATGACAAACTGCACGAGAAGCAGAAGAACAACCCAAAGGTGAAGGCCTTCGTTTCTCCCGCGATCCAGAAGATGTACGCCCGCGCCGTGCGCGATACGTACAACACCACCATCACCGATGTGGTGGATGGTAAGCGCAAGTGGTTCATCTACGACACCGACGTGGAGATTGTGTCTGAGATTGGGCTGGCTGGCAGCGACCACATCCTCATCACCGACACCGACAACATGTGCGTGGGCTTTGACAACAAGCTCGATGCCAGCTCCATCACCATCCAGCCGTTTGACCGCTACCTCAAAGTCATGCTTGACTTCGAGATGGGTGTGCAGTTCCGCGAGGTGACCAATGGCCGTGTGGCCTTGAGCTACGACGCGCCCTAACCTCCGCTCGTCTCCAACGATCCTATAACGGGGGCTTCGGCCCCCTTTTTTCAAAACTCAATTCAATCACGCTCTATGCAAACGATTGCTTTTTCCGGATTCTCTGCGCTGTTCATCGGCATGATGTTCACGCTGCTGTTGATGCTGGTTGCGCCCCTGGTGCAGCAGTACTTCCCAACTCTATTTGTCCACAACCCCACCATCCTCAGCGCCTCGCTGTTGACGATCTCTCCCGCCTGCAACCCGGCTCTGCCGGGCATCACCAAAGTGTGGGGGGCGCTGGCTGCGGATGTCTCCGCAATACCCGCCATTGGGGCGAGCCATACCATCTCTACGGATATAACGATGGTTGCCACCAAGTACTTTGTGCCCATCAAAATTGATGCGGAACGAAGTATGTTTGAGGAACCGATGACCGGGAGCAGGAAGGCGAAATACTATAACCCAAAGCTGACCATGGAAATAGCGGGGGAAGACGGCGCAAGCCTGGCAGCCCTGGCAGACGTGGGCGGATGTGGCTATGTATTTATTGTCCAATTCACGGATGGCACCCAGAAGGTCGTTGGCAGCACCACTACCCCATTGGAGGTTGATAACAACGACTTCAAGACGGGCACCCTGGGCAGCACCGACTTGAAAGGCACCAGCCTGATCTTCTCCGGATTTACGGCTGTGAAGGCTGCCATCTATACCGGCGACGTGCCGTTAGCATAATGAAGCCTACCCGCAAATACATGGTGGTGCCTGGCACCTACACCCTGCCGACCGGGCAGAAGGTCAGCCTTTCGCAGGCCCTCACCGATGCCGAGCTGGATGTGATCCGCCGCCGCTACCCTGCCCTGCGCCCCTACCTGGTGCTGGCAGCCAAAGAAACGAAAGCGCCCGAGCCGGAGACTCCAACAGCGGAGACTCCGGCAGAGGCCGAAGCCTGATTCCGACGATTGTCTTTGTAGTGCATGTAAAGTTGAATAAGGGGCGGGCACTGTGAACAACGGTGCCCGTTTTTTCATCGCCATGAACGTATCCAACACCTCCCCCACCAGCACCCGCATCACCGATGCAGAGAAGGCCACGATCATCTCCAAGATCCTGATGGACTGGGGCGATGATATGCAGGCCCGCCTGGAGCACAAGGCCCGTGGGCAGGGGCTGAACTTCACGGGTAGCCTGCTCAACAGCTTCCGCACGGAAGTGGCCCAGGCACAGGGGCTGGTGGAGAACGAGCTGAACCTCTACTTTGCCGAGCAGGGCCGCCTGCGCGACATGAAGATGAGCTACCTGGGCAAGATGCCCCGGCTTGATAAGATGCTGGAATACGTGCATAAAGTGGGGGTGGATAAGTTCCGGTATGTGCCGGGCTATCCGCTTGGCTTCAAGCCTACTGGCGCCAGCGGTGTGGGCTATGCCAAAGGCTACACCATTGCCGAGCAGCGGATCGCCTACGGGATCAGCCGCAGCCGGATGGTAAAGAACCCGAAGGCCAAGCAGTGGTTCAACAAAACATTCTATGGCGGCATCACCGAGCTGGAGCGCCGGATCTCGGATGCGATCATGGAGCAACTGTTGGCAACTGCAAAAGATATTGGCACTTCCGGGGTATTGTAAATTAGAATAATAGTATGATCTTTGCACACACACCCCGAAGAATTCAGGGCTTCCTCCCCCTGATACACCTCCGATGAAATTTAGAGATATGTTTAACAGAAGCGATCTCACAGCGGCAATTACGGGCATCACCTCTACCATCACGTGGTTGGCGGACGGCACTGGCAAAGCAATACTCCTGGTATTCTCTATTGCTATTGGCTGGTACACCATTCGCGAGAAGAGGCTGGCGGTGAAGAAGTATGAGCTTGAGATAGAACAACTTACCTCTGACAAAGAGGCGTAACAAGTTACTTGCGATTCGTATCGTGGGATGCCCATCCCCCTGCGTTGCCCCCGGTTCCCTAAGACCGGGGGTTTTTCTTTGCAGAAATATTGCGCCCCCTATTGCGCAATTGCGAAAAGGTGCATACCTTTGTCTCACTACAATCACCGGGGCGCAAGCCCCACCCTGTTCATAACTGGCTGAGGCTTTATTGCATTTTAGTAGCCCTGTGCTCACTTCATTGTTTCAATGGGGTGTGCCATACAGCACGGGTACTGCATCCCATGCCTCGTGCTTAATGGCCTGGCGGGTTTCTCCCTCGGTGAACCTTAGTAGTGGGTAATGCAGTGCCCTATTTTTTTGCCCCCTGCTGTATCAGGGATGCGCTACTAAAATCAATGGTTATTATGGCAAACAAAAATGCCGCCCAACTCATTGCTGCGAATAAGCAGCTTCAAGCCGAACAAGTCCGTGTGGCCGAACAGCTTGCCCCCAAAGACCTTCTCGATTTCCGCACCGTGACCGACTGGATCTCGGAAGCAGAGATCAGCACCCTGCCCCCCGAAACCCTTGAGGCGTTTCATGCGGTGGTGCGCCTGGTTCACCCCCTTTTGTCGGAGCTTGCAACGGTGCTCGACTGATGGAGTACCTCACGCAACTGGAGACCCTTGCCGCTGTAAAGGTAACGGTCCCCAAAGGGCACCCGCTCTATATTGAGGGGCACCCTATCCGCTTTGGCCCCTACCCCAATTGCCTCACCAACCGCGAGGTGATGGTGGAAGCGCTGCGGGAGCTGGGCGAACAGGAACGAAAATACCGCAGTGCGGTAGCGCGTGGCGCTGCCGGCATTGGCCTGGGCAAAGACGAGCATGCCGTAAACGCCTACCGCCAGCACTTGATAGACTTGCTGCAAGAGATCCTCTATGACGGGGATGAAGATGCGGAGGAGTCTGGGCATGCCCTGGCAAAGTTAGACTTCATGGCGCACCAAACCCCGGCAGCGCTGGAGGAGTTGGATGAGCTGGCCTGCCCATCCTCGCGGCATGAGTTGGAGGAGGAGGAAGTGCCCGCACAGGAAGAGATTCCAGTGGGTACGATTGTCTGGGGATTTATTGCAGACACAATGCTTTACCGGCTTCAGGTCTGCAAAGCATTAGATCGGGAGGGCGAACAGCTTTGCGAGGTTATTTCGCGGGTATGTATTGACCCCAGCCTTCAGGCCAATGAATCCATTGAGCAAGTGTACTTCCGCCCAGATCAGTTGTTTACGAATCCCGGTAAAGCCTGCGAAAAAGCACTCTATGTCCTGAGCGATCTCGTTACAGAAACTCAGCGCCGTCTGCTGCCACTGAAAGAGCATGAAGAGACGATCCGGCAGTTCTTTGGCAGAACAGGAGGCGATCCTGAGTATGCCAAAGGCGGCATAACCACCCGTGAGCCTTTCGCTGAATCTCCAACATTAGACAGATTCATTGAAAAATTAACGGGCGCAAGCAAGCTGAAACAGCTGGCCGAGAAAGTGCGGCACATGCGCGATGTGCAGGTGCGCTACTTTGCCGCCACTGCCGAAGACCGCGCCGCCGCCAAGATGGAAGGCAAGCATTGGATGTGGAAGCCCAAAGGCTCCCTCGCGCCCGAGCTGCTGAAGCTCTCCAAACAACTGGAAGGCGAAGTGGATATCCTGCTGTCCGAAATCTCGAAAGGAGGTGGCAATGGCTGAGCAACTAACTGGCATTGACAAGCTGAAAGCAGCTGTAATGCGTGACTGCGCTGGCGGTGACAACTGTTTTTCTGAAAACGGCTGCACTAAGGAGCGTTACAAGCATGTCCCACAAGATGACCCAAACATGTTAAAGTATGACATGAAGACTAAATGTGTTTCACAAACTAAATGTTTTCATGACTACTGCGGCAAGTATAAATGGGTGTTAGATAAAGCCAAAGAGTATGCTGATAAAATTGGCATTACTCCCGAAGCTGTGATCGAAGAGTGGGAGGCTGATAGAAACTATTGGTATATGAACTATTACCAAGAGGCTAAGCAGCCAGCCATAGATGGGCCATTGATGCGCTACGAAGACTGGCAAAAAGAACTCAGAACCAGATTTGGCGATGACCCTAAGCAGTGGGCCTTCAAATGCCCAGCCTGTGGAAACACCCAGCGCATTGCCGATTTTGAGTTGCACGGGATTGATGAGCCAGAGGCAAAGGTTACATCAAGCTGCATTGGGCGGCATGTAA